TGTTTTCTCCACTCTTCGATATCCGCTTCTTCATTTATACCGTCTTCACCATCTTCCATAAAAGCACCAAGGGAAGTCGGCAAACTTTCGTCTGTGACTTCCCCCAGATAATTGTCGTAATCTGCTGATTCTTCAGCTTCGACCTTTAATTTTTTCTCACTCATAATATACCCTTTTCAATTAATTTTAAATATTATACATTATATATAGGTATTTGTCAAGTCTTATTTTTGGCAGACCATATAGGATTTGAACCCATACTTTCGGTTTTGGAGACCGACGTGCTACCATTAACACTAATGATCTGTATGGAGTGACTGGTCGGATTCGAACCGACGTAAATGGTTTTGCAGACCACTACCTAAGCCACTCGGTCACAGTCACATCAATTGTGAATAATATTTCCCTTTCTCCCATATTTGTAATTCGTGAGCCCGACGGACCATAAGTCCTTTGTTATGTCTTCCTCCAGCACATACGAATCCTCTCCGAGAATCAAATGCGTGGATTTTAAACTCTTTATAGTTTCCTGCATTTAAGGCTTTAAGAGCCCTGGATGTACTAAATGCAAAAGGTCCAACATTGTATACCAGTGAAACTAAAGCGTTTCTCTGGTGATGGGTTATGTCAACTTTTACGTGTCGGTCAACAACTCTGTTGCTCTCAAGTAAATGCTGAATCATAATTTTCTCGGCTTCCTCTACAGTATGATGTTTAAAGTGTTTGGCCCGAGTTCCGTATCCTTTTGCTACGTAACCATAGTCTTTATAGCTAACAAGTTTAGCTTTCCCATTCGCTAAGGGATGATTCTCAATGCTCTTAATAAAAGCTATTAGACTCTTATCGGGTCGCCAATGCTCCCCCGAATGTACAGGTTGATAATTCAGAACCTCTTTCTTAGGAAGGTTCTTCCTTAATTCTACTGCCTTGACCTTAAGTTCTTCTTGTACATTCTGCACCTTGGTTAGTTCTGGTGACGGATCAGGACAAACTGTTCCGGCCCACACAAGTACAGAAACGACCAAAAAAATAGTCGGTAGCAATAGTGGTATAAAGTGTAAACGTACTATACTCATATATGTTTCCTTCTGAAAAATCATATAGCAGTCCAATCATCGAGATAAAATCATCATCGGCATTCGTAACAATGATAGGACTATCCTTCACTGGATTGATTTATCGTGTTTTCATATTCCTCTAGAGTAGATATTAAAAAATTGAAAGATGCCGTGACATCTTCCGTTAAAGTTGGTCAAATTATAAGTTGATACATCGACCCGATGTTTAACTGGGCCTGAACGCTACGAGAATTCGCAGGTAGGTGGATTCATATTCATTGCAACTCCTTTGCGATTTATTAATCTTGAGGGAACGAGTGAATGTGAAGATATTTATACGTTATCTCTCATCAATAGCATCGGAAAGCGTAGATTTTAGACTCTCCAAGCTATTTTCGTTCGCCTGATAGACAATACCAATTCCGCCGGCTTTGTTCCAGGCACGAATATTTTTAGGCTTGTCATCAATCAAAATATTAGGACTCCCGTCTTCATTGACTGCCCATTTCTTTTTATTACACGTAAAAATTATATTTTCTTCTCTCTCAGGAAGGAGTCCGTGTCTTTCTAACCAAACTCTTTTCCAATGAGAAGAATTTTTACGATCTCCTCTTAAAGGAGTCGAACAAATTCCGTATTCTACATCTCGGTTCTTCCGAACAAAATTAACCAATTCATCAGTCGTAGTAAACTTAGGTAGGGTATTGAAGAAGTCATCCGATGCTTCGGCCATTTCTATTACACTTTTGTCAATATCAACTTCTTTCCAGTGATTAACGCCGTGTCTCTCTTCGATAGCTCCGAAGAAGTCAGCAATCACACCATCCATATCCAAGTAAACAATCATTTTTTCTCTCATATCTCTCTCACTTTCATAACTATTATCTCATAAACCAGAGTCAATGTCAAGCAAAAAAGTCAATTCCACAAATAATTTTTACTTTTTTCTGTCTCTTCTTGTATCTTATCTTTGCGGATTTTCTTGATCTTCTGTTCGTGTTCTATTCTTTCCATTTCAGTCTTGTGAACATTCACCAGCTTTAGCAAATCATACGATTTGGGTTCTATAATTTTTGCAAGGGTTACTGCATCGTTTACATCATCTAACCATTCTGATTCCCACTTTGACGGCTCTAAACTATGTTTTTCCCACCACATATGTAACAGCCCTAAGAATACTTCTCCTGTATCAAATGAGTGGAGAACGTGTGTGATTCCTAGTGATTGTAAGAATGGGAATTTAGGATCTTTGTAGAATTGATGACGGAACTGTTGTTCCATACCCTTACGTAAATATTCTAGTTCTACCGCTTTCATAAAACTTGCAATTTATTCCCTTCTCTACTTTGTATCTCATTCCATACTGTACTATATCCTAATTGCAACCATTTTTCTTTACCGTAGGCTTCGACTTCGTGTGGTGAGGAATAGTATTCGTCTTCAGTCATCCATCCGACTTTTGTTCCTTGCCAAGTCAATGCACCCTTAGGAAAGGTCAATTCACCCATTATATACTGTTTAACGTGAACCATTTCGTGTCCGAGCGTTCTGAGTATCTTAGATACCCACTCGGAATAGTTCAGTTCTCTACCCCAATCATCTTTCTCCATTCTATATGGATCGATGACAATCTTAAAATTACGTGGATTTCGTGTTTTGGTACCCTCTTCAATCATTGCTTCCCCTTCGTATTCGTAGTGTTTCAGGTGCAATTTAATCGAGACTTTCTTCATTCTCCGAGGGAATAATTTCATAGCGGAATACTCCAACATCCCATATAGGGCTAACCTCACCTTGGCATCGATACATTTAGCGTGGATTATTGTTTTCATATTCTTTCTAGATATTGTGGTGGGATGAGGTCTTCGACAATTTGCTAAACCGGTATGCTCCCTACACCACCCCTCCGGCTGTCTTTCATCGGACTTTCCTCATTGCCCTTAGCGTTCCAACCAACCCTCCCAACTCAACGCTTCAGCTTTCGCTGGTATATAAAATGTCTCGCTCCCTTCCGACATCGGCCGTCACCCTTTCGGGGGCCGGAGAGGGGGGATCAAGAACTTCGATCCCTATTTCTAACAGTCAGTAATACTCACATTGGTCTCCTTCTCTCATCGTTTAATTATATTATCTCAATTCCAACCATCAATGTCAAGTCTTTTATGCTGATAAAAAATCCATTAATTCTCGGGTTATTTTGTCTCGTTGAACCACAGCAGGATCAAGCTCCTCTTTGGGTTCAGGTTTCATCTCCTCTTTTGCGATTTTAGCACTCTCTCCATCAACGAAAATTCCCTTTGTGGGGTATGAATAGAATCCAAAACCAATTTCTTTCTGTTTGAGTTTCGCATTGAATTTAACGAAATCACCAACTTTTATGTTTTCGTCCAGGAAGAATGCTGGGATAGTTCCAAACACTCTATATCCCTTGAAGTCTTCGACAAGCATCTTATAGATACTGGATCTACCGAAATCATAATCATTGGAATATTCTTTAATAGAAATAACTTCTCCGATGACTTCGCCCTTACCCTCTTTTATCGGAACCATTCGAGCGAGTCTTGCTTCGTTCTTTTTGGCGTATTCCACGTCGGACAAGTAACATTTAACAACAGCGGCTATTTGCTTTGCTGAAGCAGTATGCGACTTCTCCACCTTGGAAATAACGTCAAGAATAAAGGAATTTTCGCCCTTATACGTGGCGACAATATCTTTGAATTTGTCTATCGGCAAGTCCGGTGTCATATCACCTTTGATTGTCAAGTTCATAGATGTTCCTCAATATTTATGTGAATTTCTCATTTCTTAACTATATTATACTAGGACTTTTGGTCAATGTCAAGTGTTTTATATAAATATATCTACTGTTACAAAAGATTCATAAGAGGAGGTCATATGATGAAAAATCTAAAAATATTGATCGTGGTCCTGACAGGAATGTTAATCACAAGTTGTAATTATCATATCGTTGAGAAGCCAAAACCTGTTGTTCCTGAAAAAACTCGATTTTCGGGGGACTATGAAGTTCTCCAATTAAGGTCCATATGGGCAATTTGCTCTCAAACTCACGCTTTTAAAGCTCCACAGATACCACCTAATATGGTAGCGGCTATATGCGATTGTTATGTAGATGAGATGAGGGAAAACTATAAACAAACTGAATTGAAAGATTTGACTAAGCCTCAAGCAGAAGCTATGGGACATCAGTTAATGGGAAAATGTAATGCTACAATAATGGATAAACTGGGTAGAGGACAGTCTTTGAAGCAGAAATCTACCTATAACGAAAATACAATCCCAAAACTTTTATAAGTAGTGCAGTTATATGGCAAAGTATGAAGGAAAGTACGAACCGCCCAAGGAAACGACTAAAGATAAAATAGTTGATGCGTTAGTACCAGATTTAGGTGATACTATGAAAATTACAGAATCGGACTTACAGAGAAGATTGCATTTTGCCGCAAGATTCATCGTAACCGTAGGTCAATTCTTATTATTGATATTGATGTTATTCTTGCTATTCTACCAAGTGGTTCCCGATAGTTCAAGGGATTTGGTGAGTGCAATTACAGGTATGTTAGTTATTAGTCAAAAAGATGCTGTTCAGTATTGGTTTGGTCACCATCGTATTGGTGGTGACAAAGACCTCTAATCAATCCATCCTTCACCCTTATTCCAGTGGTGAAATCGATGTTTGATGACAGTCCAAAATAATCCTACCAAACTATTATCCGCATAAGTTCCATTATCTACTAATAATACATATTTAGGGTCCATTTTGTACTCCTTATCCTTTTTAGGTATTAAATGATCTAAGTCTTCAGCTTTCATTTCTTACTTGATCTGTTAGCACTACCGTCAGTATCGAAAGGATCTTCGTCAGTATCATCATAGATATCATTTTCCTTCCAGCTGTCCTCAGCTTCCGAAAGATCACGTTCATCTATACCTTGAGGTTCGTGACCTTCGTGCCATTTGGGTTCAGGTTTTATTAGATTTTCAAATAAATCTAAAAACATTTGAATAAATCGCATTTTACGTATGTATTTCGTCTATTGGGAGTAATCCGTTACATTCTTGAATCAACGTTACTGTCAATTCTTTTTCATCTAAAGAACCTTTCCTTGCCGCTTGATCCGGAGTATAATCTCTTCGTATGATATCTGTATAACAGTCACATACTAACCAACGCAATGCTTGAGGTAGTTGCGGATGTTTTTGCTGGAATGTCAAGCTACAGACTTGCCAAAGTTCTCTGACTTGAAGTGTGGGATAATTTCCGTTGAATTTGTTTGATGTTTCGTTATCGTGTGCCCATATAGAATTTCCTATTACTAAGAATCCTATAATTACTAATATCCTTTTTACCATTTTTACCTTTAATTACCATTAACGGAAACCGCTCCAGTTCCACATTTCATCATCATACATCTCCATCTGTCGGAGTTCTTTTGTACGTTCTCTAGCCCTATCTGCTAAGTCCTCATCAATAACGTGTTGAGGAATCTTTTTCTCTTCTTTCTTTTTCTTCTCTTCCATATTTATCTATAACCTTTCAAACCACCCAGTTATATAATATTTTACACCTTTTAGGGGTGGATTCCCCCGGTGCATATGTGTGAAAAAAGCAGGCCAAATAAGTGTTCGTCCTACTATTGGTTCAATTCTTTTTGATTGATATAAAAATTCTGTTTCTCCTCCCTCTTCTGGAACTTTTAAATACGACATCCAAGCTAATACTCTTGTATGATTCGGATGTTCGTGAGCATTTTCACAATGCCATACGTGATATCCTTGACCAGGTTTAACTTTATGTATTTTAAATCTGACATTTGATAGAGGCATATTTCCCATATCATATTTCTGGGAATACGCAATAAAACAGTTGTTCAGACTCTTATGAATCTCATTACACATTTGAGCTGGAAGCGAAAGCATATCAACAGCTTCGCCTGCGTGACCATAGTTACCATCAAGTCCTACTGGAACACCAATGCTTTCATCGGATCTAATTGATATCGGAGGTGAACCATCATCAGGAGTAAATGGTAAATTATGGGCTGTAAACTGTTTTTCTGAACATAGATCAAACCAACGAATCAAATCATTGCATAATATCGGATTGAATCCATTATCATATATTTCTATAAAATCAGTTATATCTTCCTGTTTCTTCATTTTTCACTTGTTTGAATCGTTGGGCGATAGTGCCACATACAAAAACCTTCTCTCCTAAATGTTGAAGTTCAGATATAATATCATTAACTCCGTCAGGATCTACAATCAATATCATTCCGATTCCATCATTAAATACACGTATCATTTCTTGATCTGATATGTGCCCCATTTGTTGTATCATACTAAATTCTTCAGGTTTAACCCAATTATTATTCCACGTGGGACGTAGATTTAGATTTTCACCAAGAAGCCGAAGAACATTATCTCTTCCAAATCCAGCTATATGTGAAATACCGTGAATCAGACCTGTAAATTTGTGCGTAATATCTAAGATAGTGTTTACATAATTACGTGTAGGATTCAGGAGTTGCTTGAGTAGCTTTGATCTACCACCATCACCTTTAGTGATATCCCAATCCCAGTTATTAAAGGCTTTTCTAATAAGCGTATATCCGTTGCAATGAAATCCATTTGATCCTAAACCTATCATCATATCCCCTTCTTTGATAGCACTTCCGTCAATGAATTTTACTTTCGGACAAGCTCCAATTCCAAAACCAGCTATGTCGAAAGGATCTGCATCGGGCTGTATAGCAGTTTCACCAGAAATCAGAGGTATACTAGGACCCATCGATTTCAATGCTTCATTGATACCGTCTATCAGTTCTAAGTAGATATCATCGATTTTAGGTACCATAAGATAATCGTTCATAAATAACGGTCTTGCACCACAAGTCACTATATCATTGAATACGTTAGCTACCAGATCGTGACCAAGATTCTTAATGCTTACGCCCTCTTGATCTTTATTTTCTTCCCATAGCTTGATCTTTGAGCCTATTCCATCTGTACTAGAAACAACAAAATCGGCACCCACATCGAATGCTCCGACGTGTCCTCCGAGCCAGTTCATCTTATTGTAGAGTTTGAAATGAAATAAATTTTGCTCTTGGAGACTTACTCCTGCTGATTCATAATCCATTTACCACCTTCCGTCTGGACATTTACTAGATTTTAGTCTGGTTTTAACTTTAAGCATACAACCGCAGATATTGCAGTAATTGATCCATCCTCGATTGTACAAGTCTCTTGAATGGGGACACTCTTTGCAAATTGCCAAGCGTTCATCTGACATTATCTTAGATTCGCTTTTCATATAATTCCCAATAGATTTTACAGTATCCCAAGTACCTGCTTCCTGTTCACAATCAGGACAATCTTTTATATCATATTCTTCTCCCGTCCAGGGATTTTTTCCTTTCTTAGATTTCGCCATTGCTATTATATACTGAATAACGTGGATGATCTAACCCTTTAACTACAACATAAGGTAGAGGTCTAGGTGTCTCTGGATGTTCTTTACATTTCTTTTCCCATTTTTCCCAAGCATCCTTTGATAATTCATTTCGCTTATCTTTAGCGTCCATTTTATTATCAAAACCCACAGCAACAATTTTTTTGACTTTAGTGTCCTTTACACTATAAATGTCTTTTCCTGGGAAACTGGGTATGTTTGTGACTGGTACTGGCATAATCTACTCCATTAAATAATTAAAATTGATTACTATTCTGACCTTTTTGTCTGTACAAGAAGTACCTCGGTGCTTCGTTTCTTCTGGAAACGTAACGAATCGATTTGCTACATTCTCTACCTTATGCCCATTCTCAAATTCAGTATGTCCATCATTTGTATTCATATACAAAATTGAAGTGATATACTTATCCGACGGACTTTTAAGATTTGATGGAATATCAGTATGAAATATACCCATCTCTTTTCTTGGTGTCCTTGTGATTAAATTTGCTTTTATTCTATATAGCTTTTTTGCTTTTACCTTATCAAAAATGAATCTGAATATATCATAATATTTGGATGTTATTCCTTTATCGTGATCATAAAAACAATGAACGAATTGAAACTTATCCACATCATCCAGGGTATCTATGTTATCCATATAGTACCAAGGAAGTTCTTCCCCAAACATTATCGTTTGAAGATGTTGAAAGGAATCTGGTTCTAGAAAATTGTCATCAGTTTTGAGCCATTTCATAAGTTATCCGCCACAGTTTTATCTAATCTCAATTCTTGGAATATGGGTAAAAATAATGACCAGTAATCACTATTTTTATCCTTAATCTTTTCATTATATTTAACGGAAATTATCTTTCCTATGTATTCGTCTGGATCTTTCTTTCGTTGCTCATCACTCAGGCCTGATCCAACATTCACTTTGAGATTTCCGTCTTTTGTCGTACATACAAGAGATCCGACTAATCCTTCGTATTTTCCTGTTCCCTCTACTACTCCTTCTACAAGTAAATCCGCTTCGAGTTCAGCTTTCATTTTTACTTGATATTTAGAACGTTTATCTTCCCAAGGAGAATCACCATTCTTTACGATAACTCCTTCTTCTCCTTCAGCTAATGCTTCATTAAAAATCTCTTCACATTCTGCATAACTTCCTACAGTTTCAGTTTGCAAGATACTAATGAGGTGATTTTCCTGAGCATTATATACTTGCTCCATTCTTTCTTTCAGAACAGCAACTCGGTCAAAATACGGTATAGGACTGATTCCGGCTTTGAAATCTTCCAATGGGATCAGATCCCAGCAAGCAAATCTAACTCGTTTAGTCTCTTCAGGAGTTATAGTTCCCTTTACTGCTTTATTTAGAATCCCATTACCAGTTTTTCTATCAAGAATATACAGGTCATTCTCATCTAATACTAACAATTCTCCGTCAAGAACAGCACCGTGAAATGTATCTAAATTTTCTAGTGTAGGGGATTTGTAGAATATGTTTTTCACAAATTCATCGAAATGGCTATCTAAGCTAATCTGTTTACCATTTCGGGATCGTACATCAACTATACCTTCCGAATCAATGATGATATTTGCTCTCATCCCATCCATTTTCGTTTGGACTAGAGCAGGATATTTAATAGATTCAAAGGCCTTTTGATTGAATGCGGATGCAAGCATACACGGGTATGTTTCGATGAATTTCTTGCCGAATATTTTGTTTACTGTAGCAATAGACACTCCACACTTCAAATCCTTCGTTACCACTCGTTTTATTACTTCAGCATTCTCTTCCGTTAATACTGATAAAATCTTTTGAAGTTGCTCAATGGCGGCATTACCAGTGTATTCTCTGCTTGTTAAAGTCTTCAGTCCATCTAAAGCCCAATCCAATGATTTGGTAGGCTGATCTTCTTTTCGACTATATTTAGGAATTTTTCTCTGATAATATTGAGTATAAGGATCGAGAGCGGCTTTTAGTACACGCTTTAATTGCTCATTATCTTTGTTGACTGTAAGAACATTTTCCTTAAACAAACGTGAGTTATCACTTTCGAGATCGGTTAATATTTCACTTACCATTTTCTTGTTCCTCTATGTAGTGCGGCTAGTCTTTCAAGATGTTCTTTGTGTAGTTGCTCTGGTGTCTTTTCAGATGGTTTCTGAAAAGGAACAATAATCTCTTCTTTCTTTTCAGATAGTTTGTTTCTCAGATTTATCAATCTGATATTTTCCTGATCATTCATATTAAAAATCCGTGATTACGTCGGTTAATTTGGACAATCGATTCATAACGAAATAGTCATATAACTTATTTCGATTACCTGGTGGAACTTTATTGTATGCGTTTTGTATGTCATTGATGAGGAGCTGAGGAATTTTCTCGAGGTTCACTAGTTCATCATTTCTTTTCCATCCTTCAGCCATTTCTGCGTTCTCGCAAATTTCCTCAGGTTTTTGAGTCAACCAAACATCTAGCTTTTTCTTCGCAATTGGGGTTTGTCTAACTCCTTCTACAAGGCAATCATTCGCAGATAAGAAATTTGGTACTCCATCTCCCCTATCTCCACGAATAATATGCTCTTTAAGATATGCTACTGGATTAGGATGTCTAACAAATTTCTTTTGCATAGGAGAATATTGCTGGACCCCTTTGTATTTGTGTAGCTGAATAAAGTCTTTATCAGAAGAAAGTATAAGGATTTTTTCTTCTGCGTGGTGATATTTACATATTACCCCTATAACATCATCCGCTTCTGCACCCAATACTTCTATAAACTTGTATGGAAAATGTGTCTTTAAATCTTCCCTTAGCTGATCAAAGATTTTGAAGATGATTTCCCAATCAAATGGGGACTTATCTCTACCATCTTTTCGACCGTGCTTATATAGAGGAAACACATCTTTTCGCCAGTAATGACGGCTGTCGTTACATATAATAATCTCTCCATATGTCTTGTTGAATTGCTTTCTATAATTCCGAAGCGTATTCAAGATCATATGTCGTAGTAAGTCCTCAGACACATCAGCCTGGGTCTTTGCATTCATCATCAAATTTCCAATCATTACCTGATTGAAGTCAATCAATATCATTATTAGTCCTCAGTTGGTGGAACTCCTAAAAAGTCATCTGCCCAATCGGGAATATTATCTGGATCAGCATATATGCACCGTCCTAATACTTTTTCGCCTTTACTTACGTGAGCATTATATAATGACCTCACAAATGGATATGGAGTAACTCTCACAAAATTATGAATATAATTAATGTGATTTTGCATTCTGGAACAATGTGCATATTCCATTTGAAATTCCATTCGTCTTTGTGAGTATTCTCCAGTCAGTCCGTCAAATGCTTCGAACCCTGGATTAGCCGTCAGTATGTAAACTAGCAGAATCCATTTCATTTATAGCTTTTCTAAGTTCTCTAATTTCCTCAATCAGCTCCCTAATAGCTTGAATGAGTTCTGGTGTCTCTTCTTTAACTTCTTCTGGTATTTCATCTAGAAAGTCCATTATAGGGTTTTCAGTTCTTTGATAAATTCTTTAGTAGTATCTATTGCTTTCCAGTCTCGAATCTCTAATTGTTGTTCTTGGCCAGCCAAGATGATTCTCTCTAATTCGTCTTGACAAAGTGAGTAAATTGGCATTTTTATTAGTGTCTCTATTATACTCTCTTCAAAGTGTATTGTCAAGTCTTTTTTGATGGCTTGTCGATTCTTATTTTTGAAGTCTAAACTACCATCGATAATCATTTGAATGAATTTAATCTTCGCCAGAAGGATCTTCATATTCTCGGTTCCCTCTGCTATAAGATACTTATATCTTTCATCGTACTTACCGATTCTATAATCGCAAAATTCTTTAATGATTTCGATAGGAGAATCATAGACTTTCAGTTTCCCTTCGTGAGTAATGGTTGTAATATTCTCATTAATCTTTTTCTTTAGCTTAAATAGGGAGATAATCTGGTGGTCTGACAGTTTCTTTGCACGTTTTAATGTCACATCAAACTTGAATCCAGTTTTATCACATTTGTCTGTATATGATACAATTTTTCCAGCATCTTCCAGTTTGTCTAGAACCTGAACGTATGTTTCTCTATTGAATCCAACAGGCACTTCTGTAATTTCTAGCTTGGTTTGTCCTGTTAGATTATATACTCCCTCACAAAAGACTTCATCATTTTCCTCATAGACTTTTCCAGAGAATTCTGGGTAATATGGGAGAAGTTTTTCGTTGTCTATATTCTTACCGCTGAGATATGCTTGACATAACTCTGAAATTTCTTTTGGATTTCTGGGCTGTATCTCTGTAGCAAATCCGACTGCAATTCCTTTGACTCCATTTACTAGAACCCACGGAATGATGGGTAAATAGAATGCTGGTTCTGGATCTTCTGGATCAATGCTTTTATCAGCTACCATAGTATCAGCAAAATAAGCATCAAAATTTTTGCTCATTTTGACATACGTGTATCGTGGGGCAGCCGCATCAGGTACTAATCTCGATCCGAAACTTCCTTCGCCTTCAAGCAATGGAATGTTGTTTGAGTGTACTTGAACCATCTTCGTAATTGCTTCGTTTAATGAAGCATCTCCGTGATGATAATTTGCTTGTGAGATTGTATTACCACTTAATGAGGCGGTCTTGATACGATTATTTTTAGCAGTTTTTAGTGCCGTATAAAGTATCTTCCTCTGCGATGGTTTGAGACCATCAATCATATGAGGGATAGCCCGTGAATACAGTACGTATTTTGAGTAATCTTTATATTGTCCGTCTATTAGTTCAGTTATATTCATATCATCAACCATTGTTTTCTCGGAATAGGATTCTTTCCGAATGCTGTTTCTAGTGAAGTGTTTGCTCCAGAATCATATTCAAGAATCTCTGTCACCGGATCATTAATCATTAAATCATACTCATCTACTGATAAACTACCTAACCCCTTATTATACTCTATTGACCAGCTATTGTCAAGAGATTCCTTTGCATAATCTTCCAGATCATAGAATCGTTTGATTTCCTTACCCTTCTTAGCAATGACAATTGGGGATTTGATCAATAATATCCGCTCATCCTCAAACAGTTCTTTCCAGTTTGAGAAGAAATTGACTAGAAGGGCGGCTATAGAGAATCCATCGAAATCAGCATCCGCTAGAATACCGATATGTCCATAATTCAAGTCTTCTGCTGGCTCTCCGAGTTCTAGTCCTATGATGGACATCAGTTCAGATAGTTCTTTGTTCTTCATAATCTCGGTAGGTTTCAATTCTCTTACATTACGAACCTTTCCTCGCAATGGAAATCCACCGTGACACTCGGTATCTCGTACATTAATTAGATTGGAAATAGCCGATTGTCCTTCTGTAATGAACAGAATTTTATCATCAGTATACTTAGAGGATGCTGAAATATGGGAAGCTACTTTCTTTTTCTTCATTCCCTTATTGGCTTTCTTCAATGCTCTTGCATCAGCCATTTGCTTTTTGAGAAGAAGAGTTTCGATAATTGGTTGTATTATCTCATCGTTTCTCAGAATCCTTCCGATGAATTTTTCATCAAGGAGATGACCATTAAAAATAGGTTTAATATCGTTTGCGTTGTTAGTCAGGCGTTCTTTTGTCTGAGAATCAAATTTTGGATCACCTACAGAATTCGTGATAATAACGAAAGTTAAGTGATTTTTGATGTCCGATGCTCTTACTGTAAGGCGATGTTTCTTTTTGATTGCTTCTTTTAGTGTCCAGCAAATATCACCAGAAACTATATCTGTATGTACTCCACCGCCGAAAGTATCAATACCGTTGATAAACGATATGTGTTCATATGTTTCGGCTGGAAGAACAGCCACTTTAAACTTGCTTGTTTCAAGTTCAACAAAGTGGTCACCAATCTTTTTAAGATATTGCTTAAACGTACTGGCGTGAACGACACGACCATTATACTTAAAGCGTATTTTTGGAAAACATACTGCAAGATCATAGATCCGCTTTTCAATTAGACTTTTATGATCTTCATCAAGTCCCTTCATACCGAGTCTATTAAAGTCTGGGAAAAATGAAACATTAGTTCCTGTGGTACCTTTGGTCTTTGTTATCTCTGTATCAATTTCGGATAGATTATGACCACATTGTAGACGAAAATGTTTCACTCCGTCATCGGTATGGGCTATGAATTTTCTTGATAGGATGTTGACTAGAGTAGAGCCAAGACCGTGAGTTCCGATTGAAACGTGTCCATCATCTTCAAAATTAGCTCCAGCACGTAGATTTGTGAATGCTAATTCAGCTTGAGTCTTGTTT